ACGATGTTCTCATCATAATAAGCTAAAAGAGATAAGAATCTCTTAAAGTATTTTAGTTCTGTTTCTGCAGACATACCATAGAACCATTGAGACTCACTTCCCTCAGTATTATTATATGATGCTGTAATTAGATCCTCTCTGTATGCTATAAATGCACGCATTAGTTTCACATTCTTTTTGCTTTCCTTTTCTGACATAATATTTGTTTTAGTTAGACATTTGATTAATGAGATTTCGGGTACTATGTCTATTATCCTATAGAGGAAGACAAACATAATACCCTTGTAGTGTTGTTGAGTGTATTAGCTACACTTGTTGTAACGTTAGCTATATTAATACTTATAGCAGTAACAATAGTTATTGAGTGGTAAATAGTGGTAATTAGTGGATATAAGAGGTCATCTTTACAGTGACACACATAAATAAAAGATTTTACCACAACTTATTGAGTAATATGCCACAAAAGATAGCTAGGGAGCAGATTATAGTAACATTGTAGAGCAGATGGCAGTAACTGCTACTATTCTGTCTACATTTAAAAAAACAAGAGAGCTATTACACTCTCTTGCCTTTTGTTCTCAAATTAGTTAGATGCTTCAACCCACCTTAGGTTGGTTTCTTCACCTGTATTTAAGTCTACTACTGGATTGTTACTTAGCTGAAAGCCTGGCATTTCATCACCTTGATTCAGTTTAGTTTGCAATGCTTTAATAGTTGGATGTTTAGCACCCATTACTTTGTTTGTTTCAGGGTCTATAAGACTTAGAACTCCAAAGGTTACATTACTACTAGTTCTGAGAGCTGTCTGCATTCCAGCTATTTCTCTCTTTGTTGATGAGATTGGTTTGTCTGTGCAAATGATTGTTGCAGTTCCAGTTGTCTCATTGATTCTTAGTTTTCTAAAGAATACACTCATAATTATTATATTTTATAAAGTTTGTTAAGGATTACTTACGGGGGTATCCCTGCCTCAATATATAGCTGGGGAGCAGAACCATAGTACCTCTCAAGCATGCCATACATACAACTTTTTGGTGGGGGAAAAAATTTTTTTGTATCAGGCGGGACAATATTAACAAAAGAAATACTTTTATAAAATCTTTAAATTGACTATATTGTTCTTATAGAAGAGTTACTAACTAAAAATATGACATGGGAAATTGGGAGAATGATCCAGAAGAAGAGCCAAATGGTTTGACAGAAATAGAACAAATGCAGATGGATGCTATTTTATTAGAGACAGCATACAACAATGCGTGGCAAGTATTGTCCGGCAATGTTAGTTTTGACTTGATGATGAAAAAACAATTTACCAAGGGTGCAGAATTAGTTTTACCTTATGATCCTGAGAAGGGTCCAAAAAAAGATGAGTTAGAAAACATGATTGCCTATTACATAGAGACAGAGGAGTATGAGAAGTGTGCTAAATTAACACAAATATTAAAAGAAAAATATGGCAGCTAAGAAAAAGAAAAAAGGTCTTTGGGCAAATATAAATGCTCGTAAAAAGGCAGGTACGTCTAGATCTAAAAAGAATAGCACTATAACAAAAAAAGCCTACGCTAATATGAAGAAAGGTTTTCCAAAGAAAAAATAATAATTTAAATTAAAAAAAATGAGCACAATACTACAAGACATGATGGGCATGTTAAAAAGAAACGGTACAGTTACCCCTCAAGCGGATAACTATATTACAGTTGCTAGGTATCCTAACCCACAAGAAAGACTTAAGCCAGCACCTAAATTACAAACAGAACTAGTAACACTAGCTAAATTAAAAACATTCTTTAATGCTGGATCTACAGATGAATATGTTAACGCAGGAGTTTTTAATGGAGCTACTGATTTATTAACTTTAACTAGAGTAGGAGGAACTGCTATTCAAATAGACATGAACCGTAAGGATGTTAATGAGTATGTTAATTTTACATTAATTGAGGCAAATACTGCAGGAGCCGTACAGTTACCAGCGGCAGCACAAGGCCAATTGTTTATAGTAGATAATGCAGGTGGTGGAGCTAATGCAACAGTTAACTTGCCTAATGCAAGTGATACTGCATGGGTATTTAGAAAAATTACTATTACAACAAACGGAACTACATTAGCTTCAAGAACATTAACTGTAAGTGCTTTGGTGTCTGGTAAACTTATTAATGGTGTAGGAACTCTTGTATTAGATAAATCATATGCATCAGTTACATTATGGTCAGATGGAACTAATTGGATTATATTATCCTCATCACAAGTAACAGTTGTATAAATGAGAGTTATTATATTATTTATTTTTATAACAATTATGTTTAGCTCTTGCAGATCAAGTAAACCTTGTGAAGGATTAGTTAGTGTAGAACAACAATAAAACAATGGCAACACCAAGAAAAGGAAAAGCTAAAGTAAAGGTCACAGCTAGCGGTAAGCGGGTTAGCTATGGCCAAGCAGGTAAAGCTAAAGGAGGAGGGCCACGGGTAAAACCTGGCACCTCTAAAGGTGATAGCTACTGTGCTAGAAGCTTAGGTATTAAGAAAAGAGTATCTAAGAAAAAAAGGAATGATCCTAATACACCCAACAACTTATCACGTAAGCGTTGGAAGTGTTCAGGAGCAAAGTCAAGAAAATAATATGACACAAGAAGATTTAATAAAGCTAGAATTTAATAAGGTATCTATTTCTGAAGATGACCATACTGGCTTTTGTTTTGAAAAACAATATGGAGGTGTAGTATTTATTTCAGGTAATAATGATGAAGCTGCAGAAGATGGAACTTGGTATGTTACTACACCATGTCAATCGTTTAAATTCTATGCCTATAATGATATGAAATCCGTAATAGATTTATTCAACCGTAATAAAATTTATTAAAATAAATACATAAACTTTTTTTATTTAAACTATTTTTGTATATCTTTGCTAATATTAATCTAAAATATTAGAAGATGTCAAAATTAAAAAGTAAAGAAGCTTTATCAGATAAAGACCCTAAACTTAGTAAAAAAGAACTAGCTGAGCGTAGAGAAGAAATTACTGCATTCTATAAAGATAACATTCCCCATTTAGAAGTTCAAGCTGATTATGAAATGCTATTAGCACAGATTGAAAAGTCAAGAGCAGAAAGAATGCAAGCTCAAATGTTTATGGCTCAACAATATTCTGAACAAAAAGGAGGAGTTGACCCTAACTCAGAAGATGGAAAAGCTTTCCAAGAAGCAATGGCTAAAGCTGTAAATCCAGAATAAGATGAGACAACTAAAACTGGGAAGCAAAGGATCTGATGTTATAACTCTACAAAACAAGTTAGGTCTTTTAGCTGATGGACATTTTGGTCCTATTACAGAAAAGTTTGTAGAAAGATTTCAGTTAGATAAAGGCTTGCCAGTAACTGGTATAGTAGATAATGATAATTGGGTGTTATTACTTAATATAGAAAATATAACATTTGATGAGATAGATGAAGATACTGATATTAATCAACAATACTATACATCACCCTATGATCAAGTAATACATAAAAATTATTTACCTAAAGGTGAGTATATCAAAGGGCCTATACAAAATGACTATATATTTTTACATCATACTGCAGGAAATGCTAACCCTTATGCATGTATAGATATGTGGGGTAGAGATACAAGGGGTAGAATAGCTACTGAATTTGTATTAGGGGGTATTAACCACAGAAATGGTAATGATGAGTATGATGGTATAATGGTACAAGCTTTTCCTGAAGGAAGTCAAGCTTGGCATTTAGGTAGAACAGCATCTGGACATATGAACCGTCATTCTGTAGGATTAGAGATATGTAATATGGGTTATTTAGATAATGATTATAAAACATACGTAAATTCTAAATGTCAAAAAGAACAAGTTATAACTTTACAAGAAGCATTTAAAGGTAAATTATATTGGCATGCCTATAGTGAAAATCAAATTAAAGAAACTGAGAAATGGATTAAATGGATTGGTGAAAGAGATCAGGTAGATATAAGATTAGGTCTTAAACAATTTATTAAAAAGTATGGACCAATTAAAGGTTTTGATTTCCAATCAGATGCACACTATGGTAAAGTACAAGGTTTATTAACACATACTAATGTAAGAAAAGGTAAAATGGATTGTTATCCACACCCAGACTTTGTTGATATGATAATGAGTTTATAAAATGGCAATAGTAAATAAAGTAGATTTAAAACTAAAGGTAGATATTAATGTTTCAATAAAGTATCAAATATTAACTTATTGTTTCTTTAATGATACATTAATAAGTAATTCAGATCTTAAATTTTTAATGGAGTTAGCTAAAAAGGGTAAGGTAGAACTTACTATATTTTGTAAAAGTTTAGTAGACAAAGGAATTTTTAAAAGTCCACAATCTGCTAGAAATGCAATTACTAAAGCAGAGAAAAAACAATTGCTAGCAAAAGATGGAATTAATAAAAAAACTATAATTATTAATAAAGAAATTAATGTACAAACTGAAGGTTTAGTATTACTAGATTATAAAATATTAGGTAGTGAACCCAAAGAGTCATAAAGATTTTAAGAAAAACATAGCTGATGAAGTTGGTGTTCATCAATCTGTAGTAGATGATTTTATAGCTTTTTATTATGCTAAGGTTAGGAAAGACTTATCAAACTTATTATTTCCAAGAATAAATGTAGAAGGACTTGGAACATTTTATTTAAGAAGAAGTAAGTTAGATAAAGCTATAAAAAAGAACAAAAGTATATTAGGTAATTTAACTAAAAGAACTTATGTGGGATTTGCAAAAAGTGAAGATATACAAACTAATATAGTTCAAATGGAAAAAGCTATGTTACAAATGGAACAGGATATAGTTAAAAAAAAGAAGTTTAGAAATGAACAATAAATGGAGTAAATATTTAGATGTATTTAAAAACCTTGATAAAATAGTAGAAGGAATAAAGAATAATACATTTAAAAAAGAACATGTTGAAGCTGTAGCTACAGATAGATTTCAAGTGTGTATTAAGTGTTCTTTATTTGATGCTAAAGGAGAACATTGTTTAGCACCAGGAACACAACCTTGCTGTACTGATTGTGGTTGTTCATTAGCATTTAAAGTTAGATCATTATCAAGTGAATGTCCTAAAGGATATTGGAGTTCACTTATGCCTGAAGAAACTGAAGAATTATTAATTAAACAAATAGAAAAACATGAGCCAGAAATTAAGTAAAGCACAAATAATTGGAGAACTATTAGCTGAAGAACAAATTAGTCCTGAAGAAGCTATAACACTTTTGTCTGAAAAACCAGCTACTGTTATTTATAATGTTCAATTACCTGAAAGGAATGATATGCCTTTATTTGGTAATATGTGGAACTCAAATACAACTTTAGATTAATGGCTATTTCATTCAAAGAAGAAGGACACCTCTATGAGAGTATAGATGATGCTAATATCACTTGGTTAAGTGTAACATCATTTATAGGGAAGTTCAAACCAAAATTTGATAGAGATGGACAAGCTATTAAATCTTCTAAAAACAAAAGATCTAAATGGTATGGTATGACTCCCAAAGAAATTATATCAGCATGGGATGGTGAAACAAATAGAGCTATAACTCTTGGTAACTTTTATCATAACCAAAGGGAAACAGATATGATGGAACTAAATACTATAGGCCGTCATGGTGTAGAAGTACCTATTATAAAACCAATTATTGATGAACAAGGTCTTAAGTTTGCACCTAAACAAAAACTTGAAGAAGGTGTATATCCTGAACATTTAGTATATTTAAAATCAATTGGTATATGTGGACAGGCTGATGTAGTTGAAGTAGTTAATGGATATATAAACATTAATGATTACAAGACTAATAAAGAAATCAAAGAGAAAGGTTTTACTAATTGGGAAGGTATTACTAACAAAATGTTTAGACCTGTGAATCATTTAGATGATTGTAATTTAAATCATTATAACTTACAGCTAAGTATTTATGCGTATATTATTAAGAAGCACAACCCTAAATTAAAGATAGGTAAACTTACAATACAACACGTAAAATTTAAACAAGTAGGTACAGATACTAACGGGTATCCTATCAATGAGCATGTTGGTGGAGAACCTGTTTTAGAAGAAGTAAAAATATATGAATTACCATATTTAAAAGATGAAGTAAGTTCATTAGTAATGTGGTTAAAAGATAACATTAAAAAATAAAAGAACATGGCAAAAATAGCTTACATGGAACCACAATTTGTTACATTAACAAAATGTGAAATATTAGTTGAGAATAATAGTGATGGAACACCAACAAATATGGCATACAATAAACAGACAGATATATATATAGATGCAAATGAGATACTTGCTGTAAGTAAAAAGTTTGATCCTTATGCTAATGAGTATTTGCCAGTGTGTGTATTAATGATGAAGAATGCATTTCAAGTAGATCAATCTTCTTTTGGATTACATGTAACAGATAGTTATAGCACTATAAAAGGATATATGGATAGAGATTGTAATGATTTATGTGACGCATAATGATAGTAAAACTCTTTGATATACAAAACAGTAAGGTAGTAGTAACAGAACACTGTTACACACTACCATTTTTAAAAGAAATTATGGATCATTATCCTAATACACATATGCAAGTATATCAATACTTGTTTTATATGTCTTGTCCAAATCCTGATTTAAACCCATTTTTTAATTTACCTGAACATGAGAAAGAAGATATAATTATAGAAGAAATTAAATTAGAGGAATCACCTGAAGATCCTAAAATAAGATATGGTCTTGACATGTGTAAAAAGATGTATGAAACTCCTACGTTTAGGGCTTATGTAGGAATTAAAGCTATGTTAGACAGACTTGCTAAGTATATGGAGGTAACCCCTATAGAACATGGTAGAGATGGTAATATGAATTCTATGATAAATGCAGCAGCTAAATTTGAAGCTATTAGACAATCATACAAAGGAGCATTTACAGATATGAGACAAGAACAAGAAAGTTCAGTACGTGGTGGTGCAGGATTAGCATATGACCAATTATAATAATAAAAACCAAACAAATGAAAAATCAAATAGTAGTACCAGTAGGAATGAAGTTATTAATAAAAGAAATTAAACCAGAAACTAAAACTAAATCTGGCTTGTATTTACCTGAACAATTTTCTAAACAAACATTTCAAGGTACAGTTGTAGGAAGAGGAGATGAAGTAACATCAATAGAAATTGGTGATACAGTACAATATGCAGATCATGCTATGCCAACACCAATGCAACATAATGGTGTAGAACACTTATTATTGCAATTAGGAGATGTATATGCAATCATAAGATATAATGAGTAGAATCATACCAACATATGAAAATGGAGAATGGGGAACTACAGAGTTTAAAACTGACAGTGACTTTAGAGAATATTTAGAAGCTATATTTAAAGAACCAGGAGAATATGGTTTTAATAAATTAGCTTTAAAATTTAATGAACAAGCCAGAATTTTTAATTCAGAAGGCTATTACTGTAATTCTCCTTTTAGATCAAAAGATTTTACAGCCTATTGGGAAGATCAAAAGAATAAATGTAGAACTGGAGTACTATATAAAGATGATGGCAAAGTCTGGTATCTTACTAGAGATTATTATATGTGGCTTAACTTCTTACCTATCTTTGATAAAGAAGAAAAACATTATGGATTTGCTAAGGTAAGGGATGCACAGTATCATATGGCTTTATATGAAATTATTTCTGAGTTAAATAACCAACACGTTGCAATACTTAAAAAAAGACAGATAGCCTCATCTTATTTTCATATGGGTAAGATTATAAATCAATATTGGTTTGAAGAAGGATCAATATGTAAAATTGGTGCATCATTAAAAGATTATATTAATGATAAAGGATCATGGAAGTTTCTAGAAGAATATAAAACTTTTTTGAATGAACATACTGCATGGTATAGACCTAGTAATCCTGAGAAGGTTTTATTATGGCAACAACAAATAGAAGTAAAGGTAAACAACAGAAAAACATCAAGAGGTCTTAAATCAAAGATACAGGGTGCTTCTTTTGAAAAGAATGCTACTACTGGGGTAGGGGGTCCATGTACATATTTTTTTCATGAGGAAGCTGGGATTGCAAAAAATATGATGCAGACATATGAATACTTACGCCCTGCAATGTCTTCAGGTATGATGACAACAGGACAATTTATAGCAGCTGGATCTGTTGGAGATTTAGAACAATGTAATCCTTTAAAGGATATGATACTAAATCCAGGAGCTAATGATATATATGCCGTAGAAACCAATCTAATGGACGCTGATGGTACTATTGGTATGGCAGGTCTATTTATTCCAGAACAATGGTCTATGCCACCTTATATAGATGATTACGGTAATTCACAAGTAGAAGAAGCTATAGTAGCTATTAATACAGAAAGAGCAAGATGGAAAAATGAATTAAATGGTGAACAATTTCAATTAAGAATATCTCAGAAACCTTTAAACATTGCAGAGGCATTTGCATATAGAAAAGAATCCGTATTTCCTCAAGGTATATTAAGTAAGCAAATTAAAAAGATAGAAGAGAAAGAATATCCATATGAGTTAATTAAACTAGATAGAGATCAAACAGGTATAATAGCAAAGAGAACAAGCAAACTTCCTATATCACAATTTCCAGTAAATAAAAAACAACAAGATAAAACAGGTACTATAGTTGTATGGGAAAGACCTGCTAAAAAAAGACCAGACTTTGGAGCATACTATGCTTCTATTGATCCTGTGTCAGAAGGTAAGACAACTACATCAGATTCATTATGTAGTATATTTGTATATAAGAATGCAATTGAAGTAACTAGAACTTTAGCTGGTGGAGATGTAGAACAATTTATTGAAAAAGATAAAGTTGTTGCAGCATGGTGTGGTAGATTTGATGATATTAATAGAACTCATGAAAGATTAGAGTTAATTATAGAATGGTATAATGCTTGGACAATAGTTGAAAATAATATTTCACTATTTATTCAACATATGATAGCTAGAAAAAAACAAAGGTATTTAGTTCCTAAACAACAGATAATGTTCTTAAAAGATCTTGGATCAAACAAAACTGTATATCAAGAATATGGTTGGAAGAATACTGGTACATTATTTAAAAGTCATTTAATATCTTACGCAATAGAATTTTTAAGAGAAGTAATAGATGAAGAAACTGATACAGAAGGGAATGTAATGAAACAAACTTTAGGTATAGAAAGAATACCTGATCCTATGCTTTTAAAAGAAATGCAAGCTTATCATCCTGGACTCAATGTAGATAGAATGGTAGCATTTGGTGCATTAGTTGCCTTTGTAAAAATACAGCAGTCTAACAGAGGATATAGTAAAAGACGTGAATCAGAGGACAATTCCTTGGTAAATTCAGAAAAAATAAGTAAATTAAAGTATAGTCCGTTTAAAAATCTTGGACGTAGTAAAAGAGATAATAATTCTAGAATTAGAAGATCTGGCTTTAAAAATTATAAATAGATGAGAGTATTAAATGCAATGCAACTTAAGAATGGAGCCAAAGCAGAAGGTGGCCCAACATTTTCTAGTTTAACACAGCCGGTTCAGTTTTTACCATACAAGCAAAAAGATGATGATTGGGCTGCATGGAATCTAGATTGGTTAGAACTTCAAGGTATTGAATTCTTACGTATTAATTCTAGAAGGTTATTAAAAAACTACAAACTTGCAAAAGGTGTTATAGATAAAACAGATTACATTGTTGAACCAGACAATGATTATAAAGATATGATGGATGTACTTACTAAAGAGAATGACTCTGCTTTAGAATTAAAGTTTTATCCTATTGTACCTAATGTAATAAATGTATTAACTGGTGAATTTGCAAAGAGATATTCTAAAGTACAATTTAGAGCAGTAGATGATGCATCTTATAATGAGATGTTAGAACAAAAGAGATTCCAAATTGAAGAAGCATTACTTTCTGATGCAGAAGCAAACCTGGTAAGAAGAATGGTAGAGATGGGTATGGATCCATCTTCTGAAGAAGCACAGCAGCAACTATCCCCTGAAGGATTAAAATCATTACCTGAAATAGAAGACTTTTTTAGTAAGTCATATAGAAGTATGGTAGAAGAGTGGGCATCCCACCAACTTGCAGTAGATGATGAAAGATTTAAAATGCAAGAACTTGAAGAAAGAGGATTTAGAGATATGCTTATTGCAGATAGAGAATTTTGGCATTTCCGTATGCTAGAAGATGACTATGATGTAGAGCTATGGAATCCTGTATTAACTTTCTATCAAAAATCTCCTGACCAAAGATATATAGCTGATTCAAATTATGCAGGTAAAGTAGATTTAATGACTGTATCTGATGTAGTAGATAGATATGGATATTTAATGGATAGTAAACAACTAGAATCATTACAAAAAATATATCCAGCAAGATCAGCACAATATCAAGTAAATGGTTATCAAAATGATGGAGCCTATTATGATGCAACAAGATCACATGAATGGAATACTAATTCACCTGGTTTAGCATATAGACAATATACAAGTAACTACTGGAATAATCCAGCTAATGGGGGTGATATACTTAGTGAAATCTTAGATGAGAATGAAGATATTTCATCATGGGGTGAAGGAAACTTAATGAGAGTTGCTACAATTTATTGGAAGACACAAAGAAAGGTTGGACATTTAACAAAGATTGAAGATGATGGTGAAGTAACACAAGAGATAGTTGATGAAACATTTAAGATTACTAAAAAAGCAATCTTTGATACATCAATTTTTAAAAATAAAAGTAAAGAGAATTTATTACAAGGAGAATTTGTAGAATGGATATGGATTAATGAAGTATGGGGAGGAGTTAAGGTTGGTCCAAATTTACCTGCTATGTGGCAATCTTCAATGGGTGATAATATAAACCCTATATATTTAGGAATAAATAGAACTAAACCTGGTAGATTACCTTTTCAATTTAAAGGTAACAATACACTTTATGGATGTAAACTTCCTGTAGAAGGAAGGGTGTTTTCAGATAGAAATACCAGATCAACTTCATTAGTAGATTTAATGAAGGCATATCAAGTTGGGTACAATATGGTTAATAACCAAATTGCAGACATTCTGATAGATGAATTAGGAACAGTAATCATGTTTGATCAAAATGCTTTACCACGTCACTCAATGGGAGAAGATTGGGGTAAAAACAATTATTCAAAAGCATGGGTAGCAATGAAAGATTTTCAAATGTTACCATTAGATACTTCAATTACTAATACTGAGAATGCCACTAACTTCAATCATTACCAAACTCTAAACATGGAGCAGACTAGTAGGTTGATGTCAAGAATACAATTAGCTAATTACTTTAAGCAACAATGTTTTGATGCTATAGGAATCAACCCACAACGTCTAGGAGGAGCTGTATCAGCTCAAACCGCAACTGGGGTAGTTCAGGCTATGCAACAATCATACGCTCAAACAGAGATGTATTTTGTACAACATTCAGATCATCTAATGCCAAGAGTACATCAAATGAGAACTGATCTTGCACAATACTATTATAGTACAAACCCAAGTGTTAGGTTATCATACATCTCTACAGAAGCAGAGAAAGTTAATTTCCAGATTAATGGTACTGAACTATTACTTAGAGATTTTAATGTATTTGCAACTACTAAAACTAATCACAGAGCTATCTTAGAGAACTTGAAACAAATGGCATTAACTAATAATACTACAGGAGCTAGTATATATGAACTAGGTAATATTGTTAAAGCTGACTCAATTGCAGAAGTATCAGACATACTTAAAGATTCTGAAACAAGAGTTCAAGCACAGAGAGAACAAGATATGCAACAGCAACGTCAGATGCAAGAACAACAAATACAAGCTAAGCAACAAGAAGAACAACAAAAACTTCAAGTTGAAATGGAAGAAAATGAGAAAGATAGACAGAATGATATTATGTTAGCAGAAATTAAATCAGCAGGTTATGGTTCTATGGTAGATATAAATCAAAATCAAGTATCTGATTACCAAGATGCTATGAAAGATATTAGAGAAACTACTCAATACCGTGAACAGATGAATATGAAGCGTGAAGAAAATGCTTCTAAATCAGCTATGGAAAATAGTAGATTGTCTGTTGAAAGAGAAAAAATTGCTGCATCTAAACAAATTGCTGACACAAAACTTCAAATTGCTAAAGAGAACAAAAACAAGTATGATTCTCCAGAAACTAAAAAGAAAAAGTAAGCGTTAGCTATATACTGCAATTTATTTTTAGTTTTCTTAAAATTTTTTAAGTTTAGTATGATGCTATTCCAATAAACATTTCTTATATTATATATGTAAGAAGTATTAATATTAAAACCAACAAATATTATGAGTGCAACAGAAACACAAACTGTGAAAAGTAAAGTAGAACAAGTAGATATAAATTTAGATGAAATATTCAATGCCGCTCCAAGTGGTGCTGATATGATTCAAGATGATAAAGCTCAACCTAAAAACATTTTTTCTGGGTTGACTAAAAAAGCTGACATGTCTTTTGCTGATCCAGATGCTACTGATGTAGATGATATATCTGCAAAAGTAGAAGAAAAAGAAGAAACTACTGAAGAAGTAGAAGTAGCTGAGGCTAAAACAGAAGTTAAAGAAGATGCAGGTGATATTCTAGATTCTCTTGATAATGGTGAAGAACCAGAAACAAAAGAAAAAGAAACTAGAGGTAGAAAATCAATAAGCGGTATCTCAGATGTATTTAGTAAATTAATTAAGGAAGATAAAATTGTTCCTTTTGATGATGATAAAGCATTAGATGAGTACACTTCTAAAGATTGGGAAGAACTTATTCAAGCTAACTTAGATGAGAAAGCTAATGAAGTAAGACGTGAAACACCTAAACAATTTTTTCAGAGTTTACCTCAAGAATTACAAATTGCTGCAAAATATGTAGCAGATGGCGGTAAAGATTTAAAAGGAATGTTTGCTACGTTATCTCAAGTAGAGCAACATAAAGAGTTAAACATAAAGAAAGCAGGAGATCAAGAAAAGATCATTACTGAATATTTAAGTGCAACTGGTTATGGGACTGCAGAAGATATACAAGAAGAAATAGAAATTTGGAAAGACTTAGGAAAACTTGAAACACAAGCTTCTAAGTTTAAACCAAAATTAGATAAGATGCAAGAAAAAGTTGT